TGTTCTTCTTCTTCTTTTTGCCGCTCTTAACGGCTTGTGGGGGGGTGTTCTTGACAGTTTTTGTAGACATGTTAAGATTACGTTCTTTTTCTCCTGACGGAGCCTGAACGTAACCTGTCTCTTAACATGTCTCTACGGCCGACTTAGTTATCAACCAAGTCGACCGGGATGGAAGCAATGGGCGCGTTAATTAAGCGCATCTTGATCGCATCACCACACCATGCCAAAATTTGCCTCTCGTCGACCCCGGCTAAGGCGGCTAACTGATCAACTTTCTTCATGGTCACTTCGTCCGTAAAAGCAAAGTTATAGCACAAAGATCTGAATGGATCTTTAACTGAAGCTTTATCGACGCGCAGGGCGATCAGGATGTTGGCGGCAGATTTCGTGAAATTACGATTCTGGAGGATAGGTTTGCCGGATACATCAATCAGCGCTCGAGAACAGAAACTTTTCTCACCTTCAGCAGCTGATGTGACAATTTTTCCACGTTCACTCCAATACTCCACGTAGTCAGAACCTACGGGCAGTTTTTCATGAACAACAGAATCATCACCACAACAGAGCATATCAGGGATTTGGACCGTATCTCTGTAACCCATCTCATACGCCACCTGCAAAACTGAATTCGCATGCAGCGTCAGAGCCCAGCCTGATTTAAGTAATCCAACCCACCGTTGGACCAATTTAATTCCTCCAGGCAAGTAAAAAGCGCATCTTGCCCCTTCGTTGAAGACAGCCAAGTATATCAATCTTTCAACGGATCTAGGACCATACAGGTACCCAAAGTAGAAATCGAGAAAACGGACGTCAAGTTCATTGACGGTCCAGTCCCAGCCGCTCTTATCAAAGTCGTGAGGCTTGTGTCCCACGTGCGATGCATAATGACGACCAAAACTGACATGATCAAGATCAGCACCGATAACCCAAGGTTTCTTCTGCCAATTCTTGACGTCGTGTTCAATCAATCTCTCACTGAGAGCAAGATTTACGATTGCAGGAATAACATCCATACCTGAAATGATACGGTATCTTCCTTCAACCAACTTTGACCTTTTATGTGGTTCATCCTTGATGAAAGGTTTTATCTTCAACTCGGGATTATTCCCTCGGACTACATCACGGAAGAAAGACCAACAAGAGTACTCATCAAGTTCGAACCTTCGTTCAAACACGGCCTCATCCAAGGTGATGTTTCCCTGAGAGTCGCATTTGACTCCCATGTACTTCGCCTTATCCTCAGAGGAGGAAACCCCACAGGATTTCTTGCCGCATTTCGAATAAAAGTTGGGACCTAACAGGTACTCACGGATTCGTTGCTTAAGCGCGACCTTAAGCTCTTCGTCAGTTTGATCAATCGATCCGATCGATTCCACAGTTGAGATTTTTGACAAAACATCAGCTATCTTCTGAACGTTCTTACTCAACGCGTTCACTTTTGGTGTTCGACCAGCCACATACTTACTAAGATGGACTGCAAAGGATCTCAAAAGAGCTGCTTTATCC